ATACAATCTTTTTTATTATAAACAAATTATAAACAAATTATTTTTTAAAATCGCTTAAGTTAATTATTGACGCTTGTGCTTCATCTAACAAATAACAGGGCTTTAATACTTTCTTTTTAGTCCATAGGGTTGTGTCTGGGCAATACATATCTTTGCTCTTTAAGTCCTTTAGGTTGTTTAGCCAATACATATAGTTTCCTTTAGGATCGTTTACAAAGTATAATGCTATCTTGCCTGTTTCTATCAGCTTATCGTACTTGTAAACCTCTAACATTTTTTCTTTGTAGTATTTTTTTCTAAACTTCATTTCAATTACTACCTCTGTTCCTTTAGGGCTTGTGCCTATTGCGTCATAATGTTCAAACCCCTCGCCTGTATGCTTTAAGTTCCACCCATCTAAATTCAATAAGGTTATTACTGCTTGTTCCCATTTGTGTACGTCTTTTATCATTTATTGTATAGTCTGTCAATATCCGCTACCCATCGTTTTAGTTCTTTAGGTCTGCAACTGCACGGCTCGTAATAATCGTGATTATAATACTTTGCGTGAAGCGTACATAATAGCTTATATTGTGGTTGTGTTAGTTTCGTTGTAACCTCAGCTTTAAATTGTTCCCATTGTTGTTTGTCTTTTAATTCCATAAATCTAAATCTATATCGTTCCACTCATCTCGTCTTTTATCGCACCCACAATCTTTGCCAAGTGCTTTGCTAATCTTTTTTACAAGCCAATGTATGCCTGTGTAATAAGTAATGTAATATATTAAATCCCCTAATTTCATATCGAATTTTTTAATATTTCTAAACATAATTCATTTGGTATTTTACTTCTGTTGTAATTTCCTTTCATTCCTTGTGTACCAGTTCGGCTACCTCGTGGTGCAGCTTCGTGATGACATTTCAAATTTCCATTATGACATTGTGGTCTTGGTTGCCAACCATTTGGGTTTAATAATGATCTTAAATTATTTGACCATATATCTGTTGGTTTAGCACGTTTATCGCCATATTTACAATACCATACTGTAGCTTTAGGTATATTAAGCATAAAATCTTGTTTTCTTAACATACCTCGTGGATTTTCTATATACCAAAACTTTGGTTTTAATTCATTTATGATATTTAATGTTTTTTTTACCATTTTATCGCTTTTAATTGCAAAATCAGATAATGGTTTGCCTTTTGGTCTATGGTGTGATATTGCAGCAATACTATAAGTTGTACAGGGTGGCGATGCCCAAATAATATCTGGTTTGAAAGGTATTTCATTAACATCAAAATTTAATATATCTACTACATAATCAATACCATCAAAAGCATTTATGTCTGAACTAAAAACATCATACCCTAAACTTTCGGCTGCTTTTCCGATGCTACGACTACCTGCAAATAATTCTAAAACTTTCATAATTGATCCTTAATGTGTTTCTTTGCGTTTACATAAGTGTTGTATAATGAATAGTAGCTTATGCCTGTTTCCCTGCTCAATCCTGCAACGCTTTTGCCACTTGCACAAATCTCAAATACTTTTCTATCGTACCAATACATATCGTTCATTATATCGTCTATTTGATTTTTACGTTTAGCGTATTCTACCTCATCTATTCCTAAATCTTCTGCTTGTTTTAGTTCGTTTATTTCCTCTATGTATTCCTTTATTTGTCTTGCCTCTTTTTTGTGTGTGTTTAAGTATATCCCCCTTAGCACCTTCCAACAATAATATATATTTACATCTTCGTTGTGCCATAGGTCTAAACCCTTATCTACATCTTGTATAAGTTGTATATACATTTCCTGTACTATGTCCTCTGCGGTGCTTTTATTACACCCAAAGGCATAAACAACTCTTAACCAATCTTGATGGCGTTGATAAGCCACTTCTACAAGACTTTTTTTCATATCGGTAATATATATGCGTTTGAATATGTTAGTTTTTTTATTTCCCAATTATCTACCTCCTCATAAGTGTATATCCAATAAGTTGCAAGTTTATCAGAATTAACTTGTATAAAAGCATAAGTATCACGCCCTTTATCTTTTCTATGGTCGTCTACATTAACTGCTAAAAATTTAGCTGTTTTTCTAACCGCTTTTACATCTATCTTTTTTCCTTTCACAATTACATCTGGCTCTGGCAAAGGTTTGTATGATAACAACCTTGTTGATTTATATTCTATATCATTTTTATCTAATAAATAACAAAATATTAATTCGCCATAAGCACCTAAAATATCTGTAGTTTCATTAAGATAACCTAAATCATATTTTTTATATGTTAGATGTGTATCGTAATTAGTTAAATTTCTTAGCTTACCAATATAAGCTGCACACTCGTTTATAAAGTATGGGTATTTTATTTGTCCGTGTTTCTTCATTTCTTAATTATATTTAAAGTCCACAATATCCGCTATCACATTCATTAAAGTCATCATCAAATAATTTTGTTTGCTTGAAGCTATTTTTAATTTGTTGGTAATTAATACCATTTTTAAAAGTTCTTACATTATATCCTGTTTCTTGTTCAGCTTCTATAAACCAATTAAATTTGTTTGGGTGCTTTTCACTCATTAATTTTAACAAAACCTCGTTCCTATGAAAACAACCTACACAGTTGTTCATATAAGCAAATCTTACGGGTTTGTCTTTCCAATATTTTTCTACTTGGTCTTTATATATATTATCTTTTATTAAAGGGAATATAGGTTTTTGCCATTCTATATCTGCCCATTTATTTCTTGTCCCTCTTTTACCTACAATAGTTTTAAAAGTTGTGTTACCATTTTCATTTGTTTTGCTTAACATTGTTTTTGCACGACTTTGTTCGTTTGCTCTAAAACCTATACGCATTTCAACAACTTGATTAATTTGTTTATACCACCAATCAAAAATAGGTTGTAATTTCATTTCTGTAGTACAAAATCTTTGTGTTACGTTTGGCAAATATGTTTTGCCATTTCTATCTATAACTTTGTCAAATGTTTTACCTGTAACCCATTCTATTTTTTGACCTATATACTGCTCTAAATCTAACATAGTGTATATTATAGTATCATCTTCTAAAGTTCCAATAAACTCTGTTCCTAATCTATCGCTAACTTGTTGTCGTATTTTTGCATCAGGAAACATACACTTTTTATCGTCAGTTCTTACAAGAGCAAATACATTGTAGTCAGCAGGATAATTAGCTGCTATATAACTTGACGTTTTACCACCACTTAAACTGTTTACTGTTTTCATTCTAATAATTTCTTTTTAGGTACTACAAAATATTCTAATGGATCGTATATCTCGCCAACTACAAAAGGTAGCCCAAACTCGTTAATACTAAAGCTAAAAGTTTCAAAGGCATAACCCCTTGAACGCTTACAACTAACTGTTACCCATTCCTTGTTTACTGTATTCGCTTCTAATTGTATTTGTGTTTCTGTTTTTTTCTCTAAAAAACTTCCTAAGTGTCCTGTGGGCTTGTCGCTTCCGTAATTACTATGTATTACCGTAATAATATGACAATTAAATTTAGCACTCCACTCCATTATTTTTTGAACACATAAATTGCTTTCTTCTAAGTTGTTTACATCACTCACAAGGTCGGCAATACCATCTATTATTACAAGTCCGTTTTTGTCTTTATTTTCTTTAAGTATAAATTCTATAAATTGTAATCTTTGTTTGTAGCTAATTGTACGAAGCGCAAATGTCTGGTAGCAACCAACGTCTTTTACATTAGCCATATCTACAACCCTTTTAAATACTCGTTGAGAGTGCCAATGTCCTTGCTCTGTATCAAAGTGTATTAAGCACTTGCCCTCTCTATGTCCTTTTATCTTACCGCCAAAATTGTTTCCACCACTCAAATACACCGATGCAAGTAGTGATACAAAAAATGTTTTCTTTGTTTTAGGTGGTGCTTGTACAAAGCTAAAGTTCCCATAAGTTCCTATTGGTATAGGAAACGTTAATTCGCCACCTTTTGTGTCTATTGTTTTTTCGCCTAAACTCAATGCTGTAGGTGGGTACTCCATAACTTCGGTAGTGTCTATTGTACACTCCTCTTTTATAAGTTCCATTAGCATATTTTGTGTAGTTTGTTCCTCTGTCATTTCTTTAGTTAGTTATTGTTTTCTATAAAGGTATAAAAAAAGGGGGTAAAAACCCCCCTTGATTATAAAAAAAATTAAAATGGCAGTCCGTCTGCCTCTACTGGGTGTTCTTGTACAGCTTCTTGTACTTCCTTTTCAGCATTTACGATAGTTCCGTTATTCCAAACTACCTT